TGCTCAGGCCCCTGGGCTTCAAAACGAGTTTGCTTCTTTACTGCACCGAACTTAGCATGAAGGGTATCAAAATTAGTTGGGTAGAACAGTTCGAGATCTTCGAGCCACATCCATATCGACAACTCACCCTCGACAACCTGGTAATTGGCGCCGAGAGTCTTTGCGATATTTCGTATATCAAAGCGCCCAAGAATATTGTCAGAATAGAAAGTTGTGGAATTAACACCAAGCAAAGTGCCGGTATCAATAAAACGAAAAGGCTGCCAAAATGGAATTCGGAATTCAGTAGAGGTAGACTGGGAAATATCGTGAATAACATGGGGAGAATGAAACTGTTGGACAAGATTGGGAAGTGCACCTTCGGCAGCTGATCCCGCACCATTCATATACTCTGAAGTAACCGCTCGTGAGGTGAGGGTATCTCCAGGTGTATACGAAATGATGTAGGCACCATTGCACAGAGGTTGAGAATTGGAAGTGATACGCATACAAAGAGTGTAACGCGCACCGGAGTAGGACTTGAGTTTGGTCATAACGGGATTCTTTGTAAAATACTCAGAAGGCCACAACCATGCAGAAGTGGTAGTAAGGGGCATAGAGTCAATATATTGGGGTCGCTTGAAAAAATGTCGAAGAGATTCAATAGATTCAGTATCCTGGGAAACGGGGTGAACGTCGGCGGAAACGAGCTGAGTAGTTTGCTCGCCCTCATACGATATGATCGTACGAGCGACTGGTTCTGGAACTGGGGCACCCTGCATACCGCTCGAATCAGATGATTGAGGGGTAGACAAGGCGTCACCAAGAGCAGCACCGGCCATTGCGCCAAGTTCTCCACCGATACCGGGGAGGGCGACCTCGCCTATAGCTCCACCAATAGCAGGCAGAGTGGAAATAGCGAGGTCAGAAATTCCAGAAGTAATAGATTCAATAAAATTCGGAGTCACATTTAAATTAGCTAGCAAAGAAGGACTAATCTAGAGATAGCATCAGGAAGGGTAAATAGCCAATATTTAAATAAAATTGCACTGGTGCCACACATTTACCAATAGGAAATAAATATTTCCTGCACCACGAGGAGAGATTCATACTAATCAAGCGTCCGTCATCCATTAGACGCGAGGTACATTCAATCGAACAAAGTGATAGTTTTAAATGATATCAGCATTCAGATCAGAGAAAATCCAAAGATTCTCCATCAAGACGCGCTGCCGCTGCATCCTCCAAGTTGGAATAGGAGGAACACGGTAGCCGCGCGCCAAGAGAGCAGAAGAAACCTTGAGACGAGATTCATTGTAGTGGAACTGGTCATAGTGACATAGCTCACGGAAGGCACACTCAGTATTGAGAACGAGTGCGATTTCCGTGGGCGTGCCTCGTCTGAGCCAGTTGAACATTTCATAAATAGAAGCAAGAGCAAGAGGAGCAATATAACGACGGAGTTCAGAGTCAAGAATGAAACCACGTTTGAGAAATTCGACTTCAGCGATAGGACGGGTAGTGATGTCCCTTCGATCAGTCTTTTTCTCATCAGTGTAAGTCATTCCGAGAGATTCAGCAAAAACTTGAAGATGAGTCTGGTTGAAATGGGGAGCTAGGGAAGAGGAAACAGTAACAACATGATCGTCCCCCAACGCTACTGTACGACAGTGAGCGTTGAAAGAGGACATGCTGTAGTGACCAGAAAAACGGAAAGTAGAAAGCCACGCGAGTCGAACGATGATGTTGTTCATCAAAGTATTGACACACGCAGTGAGATAGGTTCCAGAAGGCATAGAATGTTGCCAGGTGTAGATAAAACTGCGGAAAACATGAGTGGAGGATGCAATATCCTCAAACAGGGTCCGGCGAAGAAGGCTATTGCCGTCGTCGCCGTACCAACCGTCAATCACGTCAAACGCAGACCAGAGAAGATCAGTAGAAATACCACCATCCCAATTGCCGTAATCACCAGCAATGCAATTGTTGCCAACACGCAGCAGGTGCCGAGACATAGAGTCCCAGTCCTGCGAATACGGGTTGACACCAATTGCACTACCGTTGATTCCGCGACCATCCATTTGGGCAGCACAAAACTGACCAAAGGCGACGCGGCAGGCAATCGTAAATGGAAGAGGAGAACAATTAACAGATCGAGTTTTGAGAGCTTTGACTTTTTCTATTGGACGGGTTTCATCTTTTGGGAAATCCAGCCAGTAAACGTGGGTACGCTCACCAACCTTGGCTTTCTCAAGCATGAGTTCAACTTCTTGTCGGAGTTCGTCGGAAACAAAAGCTTCCGTTTCATCCGATTCATGTTGAATCCATGAGGCCTTTCCTCGGATACCCCTCACTTTTTGACAAGTGAGTGGATATCCGGGGGAAGACCCAACCTTGAGAGAACCAATATACGGATCCCCCTCAACGCCGTGAATTGCTTCATCGACGGTAAGGAGACGAGGAGAACGGGCGGAACAGTTGCGAATAATACGCAACACGTCCTGCGAGCTCTCCTCCAATTCGCATGGATCAAGGGGAGGAAGTGAAGAACCAGCTTTCTGAAGAGATTTGACCATAGGATCGGTCAAAACACCTTCAGAATCCAGAACAGGACGAAGGACAGCAGGAATAACACCAGAAGGAGCTAAAACACCAGAAATTGGAGAACGATAGAGAGCAGAAGAAGTACCCACAGAAACAGGAGAAATCAGATCAGCTTCACGAGTAAAATGCCCATCCAATGGCAAAACAGCCACGGGAGGGGTAGAACGAGCAGAAACAAAAACATCATCATCAACACAAGGAAGGGAAAAATTTTGGGCTTCAAAAGGAACATCACGAAGAATACGATCAACTTTTTCTTTTGTAAGCGTCACAGCGCGGGCGTAACCATAACGGTCGCCGGCGACATGAAGCCCACAGATCTTTTGAGAAAGATTAGGAGAAAGAGAAACAACAATAGAGCCACAATCACCCTTGCTGGTATCAGCACGGGATTCGATCATAACAGAGAGATTTTTAACAACACCAGATTCAAGAGTATATGAAGGTCGATTAATCAAATTAGCATTAGAAACACGATAGGCAATATGAGTGCCAGGAACTTTACGATAGGCAGGAGTGACAGTACAAATTTCAGAAGATTGAATCTTAGAAAGAAGAGAAGCGGGAACAATATGAGTAGAAAGGTCCTTGCCAGCAGGACAACTGCGAGGAAGGATAAAAAGAGCGAGATCTTCAGGCTCACCATCCAAAGAGTCCACTTTAACAATAGAAAGTTCGGAGGCGTGAAGATTAGAAATCACATTTCCAGCAACATCGGTAACTTGAACATT